AGACACTCTTAAATGTGGTGATGCTAGCGAATCCAGTTTTCTTGGTAACAGCGGCTATAGGTGCGGCTATTGCAGCCTTCTTAATATTTAGAGATACAACGCGTTCAGCGGCAGATGCCCAACGTGCTTTCGATAGCGCTCTTGAAGTAACTGAGGAAGCTTTGGATACGTATCAGCAATCGCTTGTGGAGGCAGATGAGGCTCTAGCGACGCTCAGCACTACAAAACTATTATTCGCTTTGACTACCCTTCAAGAGGAATTAAAAGAGACTGCAGACGATGTAGAAGACTTTACCGACGATGCAATTGAGGCCCTGACTCGAGGAGAATTCCGAAACGCTATTTCTGGAGGTGGTCTATTTGGACTCGGCGAGGATCTACGAAGTTCGGCACTAGCGGAGATTATAAAAGAAATAAGAGAAGAGTTCAGAGCGGGTGAAGGAGACATCGAATCTGCAGTAGCCCGCCTACAAGAGTTTGCTCAGACGGGTGCAATAGGCGCAGAAAAAGCGAATGATTTGGCAGTGGAATTAGCAGGGATGAACGATACATTCAGTGGCGCTGCTAACCGTGCTGAGATTTTAGAGCTGAGTATTAGGGAAGTTCAGTCAGCTTTGGATGGTACCCTTGGACCAGCAGAGGAGGCGGCACTGAGTATCGAAGAGATAGCCGCGGCAGCGGAGGCAGCAGCTGCATTATTGGATACTGCTGTTCTCGCTCTGGAATCTTTTGAGGAGAAGGCTCGCTTATCGGGCTTGACTGCAGCAGAAAGAGCGAGAGAGGTAATTCAACAAGAAACTGATGCTCTGGTTCAACAGCTAGAAAATGCTGGAGCTGAGTTGGTCGAGATTGAGAGAGCGAGAGCAGCCGGGGCCACTCAAGTAGCTAATGTGAGAGAAGTTGCTGGAGGTGGTGCTGGAGGTTTGTCAGCTGAGGAAAGAGAGGCTGAAAAACTTCAACAAACACTCAGGGCCTTACAGGATCAGTTCGACCTAACTGGTAGGGCAGCTAGAGAATTCGCAGATATTGAAGCGGAGATAGCCGAGTTACGAGCGGCTAATGTAGGCTCGGAAGAGCAAAGAGTTGCGCTCTTGGATTCAGCGAGGACAGCTTTTGAGGCTACGATAGATCCATTGAGCACCATTTTGGGTGAGCTGGATAAGGAAATTGCACTTACCAAACTAACTAACGATGAAAGACAGATTCAGAATCAACTGCTTGCGATTGAGGCGGAGTTGAGATTACAAGGGGTCAACTTGAGTGCGGCAGAGATAGAGACCTTGACGGCAAGGTTAACGCTCTTGCAAGAGCAGAACGCTCTCTTCGATGAAGGTCGAAGATTAACTGAGGAGCTGAAGACTCCAACAGAAGCATATGTCGAGGAGTTGATTCGACTGGATGAGTTGTTGGCCGCGGGAGCTATCTCTCAAGAGACTTTTGGTCTGGCAGCTGAGGTAGCCGGCGTTCGGTTAGAGACTGCCACAAAGAAGGTATCGGCCGCAGCTGTTAGTATGGCGGATGAAGCAGCCAGAGAGGCCCTCAGGGCATTCTCCACATTCCTATTTGATCCGTTTGAGGATGGTCTACAGGGTATGATCTCTGGTTTTGCAGATACCATTCGTCAAATGGCCTCAAATCAACTAGCTGAGCAATTGTTCAAGTCCTTGAGTAGCATCGGCCAAAGCAGTGGAAGTAGTGGATTCTTGAATGCTATTGGTAATTTCTTTGGAGGCGGCGTAGCCGATGCTGGTGGACGAGGTCAAGCTGGGCAACCGGTGCTCATCGGTACCGGGGCGCAGCCAGAAGCGTTTATCCCAGATTCAGCAGGCTCGTTTGTACCAAGACAGCAGATGGGTGCAATGGGATCAAATATAAGTGTGGCGCCACCAGTAGTGAACGTAGCAGCCCCACAAGTTGTTGTGGTGGATAACGAAGACAAGGCAGAAGCACTGCTACAGAGTGCAAAGGGTGAGGAAGCGGTACTCAGCATCCTACGGAATAATCCTGGAGCAGCCAAAGGAGCCATTGGAGCGGGGTAAGAGATGCCATTTATTCAAGAAACATTTCCAATACCACCTGTAAACGTTGAGCAGCAAATTAGGGTCCTTCGTTCTGTTGTAGATGTAACTGGTGCAATCCATGTCGTAGGTGTGGCAGTTGCTGTAGGCGGATCGGGTTACGCTGTCGGAGATGTGGTTGAGTTGACAGGAGCCGGATCAGGTACCCCATTTGTAGATGGTACTGCCGTCGTGTCTTTCGATGCTCGTTTCATTGTGACAGCAGAAGCAGCAGGGGTAGTCACAGGTATAGCCCTGGAGTCTGCAGGCGGCTACTCAACAGCCCCAGACCCTACGAGTGCTGGTATTGCGACAACAGCTATTATCGGAGCTGGTGATAATGCTCTAACACTGACAGTGACTGTTCTCGGTCCTTACGAGGCTATTCCAGAGTCAGGATTGGAAGGAACAGGCTTTGCTGTTGGTGATCTGTTCGCAGTCGATGGATTTACAGGCGCGACAGATCCACAGTTTAGGGTTCTAGCAGTAGCTGCTGGCGCTGTTATATCAACAGTTCAGCATCTTTTGGGTACCTTCGCTTTTGACGAGATACCCTTAGCGAGTTCGCCGACTACAATTATATCTGGAGCCGGCTCAGGCTTGGAAGTCAACGCGAACCAGATCGGGTGGCAGACTCAACGTCGAGATGATGTTGATGATGAGACCGAGTTTGAATGGATAACCAAAGGTACTAATTTAGCGGGAGGTGATCCTGTTATTGGAATCCGTGCGTTCCTTGGAGGTGGTTCCGGACAATGGAACTTGATGGGTGCTACAGGGTTTGATGATCTCGCTGCGTGGCATCAACAGCCAGGCATATCTCCAACCTTTGGCAGTGGTGCTTTTCCTTTGTCTTCAGGAGGAGCCTTAACGGACTGTCGGATGCCTTTGTCTACCGGTGGTACCTTCGAGATATTTATATCGGTTACCCCAAGAAGGTTAGTAGTTGTTGCTCGCCGGACCCCTTCTTACCATATGCTCTATTTGGGTCTGTTCACTCCGTTTGTCGACGACCCAGCAAATAGGTTTCCTCGCCCTATGATTGTGGCTGGTACAACTGCTAGGGATAGTGAGGATATTACCGATACTTATGTTGCTGGTACCTTGGGCCCTGCGTCACTACCCCATCATGGTGGGGGTAACTCAAAGATATGGAATATAAGGTGGATTGACGGTACGTGGCCAGGCTTTGGAATATCGAGTTTTGACGACTACAAACTGTGGCCGTATTTTTCCAGCATCAGTTCAATAGATAACCTAGCTGATTCTTGCATTAACCCAGCGGGAGGAGTGTTTCTTGGTAATCAGCAGAATGGCCCTACTGGTGGTCCCGTCGGTGATCAAATTCTGAATGCCTTGAGTGTCAGTGCAGGCTTTTCTCCACTACCATTCGGTGTTGGTAATCAAACGCATCCACTAATACCCTATACTATTATTCAGGATATAACGGGGAGTGGAGTAAGTCAGGTTGCAGGCGAACTGGAAGGGGTGCTCCATATTAACGCCGAGAATTTGTCAGGAGAGGATAGAGTGCAGTTACCGAATGGTGATGTAGCTGTAGTGTTTCCAAATATCAACTCTACGGCGAACAATCGGTTCTGGGCCCTCTTGGAGACATAAGATGCCTTTTGTAAAACATACAGATGTTGCCGATGGTGGGAATGGAGCAGCGAGCAACGCACACGACTTCATAATCAGCAAGGTGGTTCCGTTCATCACCTCGGTGAACCACTTTCCAGTCGCAGCCGATCGATGGACTCTTGAGAGGACTGATGCGGTAGCCGCAAACGAAGTCGAGGTCTTCATCTCTCCACCTACTAATGCTCCGGATGCGCCAGCCATAGCGTGGCATACTCGAGAGGATGCTATCTTTATGTATGCTGGTACTAGCTATGTGGCGGGTACAGCATCATATGCGTTGCCAGGTAATACCCGACAATTTCCAGGTTCTGGAGCCGAACCGAACCCAGACTTTGATCCAACGAATGATACGGATCGAAAGAGTAATACTTGGGATCATTCCTGGCCCACTACTGGTTTAGCTGCTCATTGGTTGTACGCACCGCCTGATGGAAAATACTGTATGGCAGTTGTGCAACTAGCTACTCGTCGTTTTAGACACATCTTCTTTGGTCAATACGAGAAGTTTCAACCTTTAATGGTTGGCGGTGCCTTCTTCGGAATGCAGTATTGGGCCAATCGTACAACGGAAATCGATGATCCGTATAACTCATCGCGAGAGCACGCAGGCCCATTCTGTTCTCATAACACTTCGTTAGGCGCCGCTCTGAATTGTGGTGTCTTTAGGGCCGAAGGCTTGAGAACAGGGGCACCGGTCGGCGCTGCTGCTGAGTGGTTCTATAACGGTACTGTTTTCCATCCAAGTAATGCTATCGTAAGGCCGGCAACTGGGACGTGGGATACACAGAACAATACAGCAATAGCTACAGCCCGAGGTTGGTGTAATGGACTAGGATCCGGAGGTCCAGGTGGAGACTTCTTGTTTCAGATTAAACAGTCGTTGTTAGCCAATATCAAGCCGTTAATACCGATTATGGTTTGGGGATCTGGATTTGCGGAAGGACAAGATAGATGGATGCCACTAGGTCAAATACCGGATATTTGGCGAATCCATATGCAAGGCTTCACAGAAGGACAAGAATTGGTGGTTGGAAGCGATACGTACACGCTACTTCCTTTTATAAATTCGGATCAGGTCAGCACTCTCAGTAACGAAGATTATAGCGGGTGGGACGGCCTAGCAATTAGACAGAGACCGTAACCATGCCGATTCCGACTGTCTCTGGTACAGCGATTGAAGTTCGAGGGGATGACTATTTCACCCTCTTCATGGACCCTACTCCAGGCGATGCTCCTATTATTGATCCAGATGCTCCGCTTGGGCTCCAATTTATTGGATTTTCGGAGACAGCAGATGATATGGCTGATAATCCGACGGTGCAAATTTCGCCTCAGCCTCGTCCGGGTGCGTCAAGTGCCAATCGTATGCCAGATCCGAATGAGTGGTTTATGAACGAATGGTGGATCTTTGATCGACCAGTGGAATTCGGGAATATCTCTACTGACAAGGTCATAACTGTTGACATTCTCAACACATTCCGCGATGAGACTCACTCTTTCGATGCAGTTGACTTGTCAGCGTTACCAGGGGTAACGAATACTGCTGGTAACCTCTTGCCGCCACAAAACATTCGTTTCTTAGAACAAATAAAGACGGACTTTACAGCTGCCGCCGCTGGTGCGTCTTCATTCGACGCCAATGCGATCTATACCTTTGACAATGCTGTCATTTCAGTACGGTATACGGGGACACGCATCATCCTGTTCGTATTCCCACCCGAGAAACCAGTGACCGAACAACTGTCCTGGAGATCGGATATAATGAGGTCACGGGATCAGTCTGAGCAGAGGCATTCTTTGAGGGTGATACCAAGGCAGGTAGTTAGCTTTGATTACAAACCACAGACTGAACAAAACAGAGCTGCCCTACGAAATGTCTTGAAGAAGTCGCAGTTCTTGCAACTGGGAGTGCCAGAGTGGTGGGATGAAAGACCGATCTTAAACCCGTCAGTAGCTGATATAGCACCCGGAGCGACGGTTATACCGTGTAACCCGGACAATGCGATGTTCTTTGCTGATAGATCGGCGCTAATACTTTTGCCAGATGATACTTTCTTTGATGTTTCGATAATCTCTGTGCAGCCAGGAGTAAGCGTAACTCTGGATCAAGCTACAACTTTTGCTATCCCATTGAACAGCGCAATTCTACCCTTGGCGACAGGCTTCTTAATGGGATCTCCAGCATTGTCGGATTGGGTGGTTAACCTTGACAAGACTAGCCTTAACTTCGAGTTCTTTTCAACAGAGGACATTGCTTTTACAGAGGCTGAGTTCCAGGCAAACACGTTCTTCGAGAAGCATCCGGTCGACAGCTTGTTGGTCATGACTGATCCGAATTTCGTTGATGGCGTGACGTTCTCACACCAGTTGGTTCAAGATCGAACAATCGTAGATAGTGGAGTCGGTCGGGTTGATGTTAACCTCGTGGATGCGGTAGGGATACCGATTAGAGGAAAAGGAGTTACAATACACAGTAGGGAAGATATATGGCAATGGAAGCAGCTACTCCACTTCCTGAGAGGGTCATTCAAGCAGTTTTACTTACCAACCTTCCAAAGAGACCTACCAGTCACTGATGCGGGTTATGATCTGTCGTCATCTTCAATTCTTATTGAGGATATAGGCCTGACAGAGATTGGTTTCCTTCCTCCATTCAGAGATATCTTCATCCAGATCGGCGATCCGAAAGCGGATCGTCACTTCGTAAGGCGAATAACGAATATCATTGACAATGGTAATGGGACAGAGACTGTATTCCTGAATGCAGCCCCGCAAGGACCTGTAGAGGTAATACCCAGGAGCGACGTCCTAATATCACATGCCATATTGTGTCGGATAGAGGGAGACGTAGCAACCTTTGTTCATGAGTACCTTGGAGAGGCCACAATTAGGATGAAGGTCAGGGGTCTAGTCCAATGACCTTTGACGCCTTTGAAACTGCAGATGGCCGCCCAGTAGAGCTGTACGATTTCTTCTCAGGCGGTGATACCTTCCTCCGAACAAATGCCACGGTAGACCAAACCTTCGGCAGCTTGTTCGAGTCACTTGCAGGTCTGTCGAGAACAGAGCCGACGATGAATGAGGAGATCACGGCTGGTGAGATCGAAGTGGTTGTGCCAAAGGACTTCCCGGTAGCCACCCAATTCAGGTTTACACTGCCCAGCATACTCCCTACGTTGACAATATTTAGAGTCCATCTGAATGACCCTGCCAATGAGACGTTTACGGTCTGGAAGGGTGAGATCGTATCATGTAAGTTTGGCGATAACACGGCGAAGCTATTCTGCCAACCCGTAACCAGGATCTTCGACAAAGTGATTCCCGGAAGGACCTTTTCAGCAACGTGTAACTGGCAGTTGTATGCGAGAGGCTGCCAAGTTGTCAGACCAGACTTTAGCAGGACGACGACTGTAACGTCGACAGACCCTACGGGTCAGATACTGACTATTGCGAATGCAAGAACTCTGGCGGAAGATATTGATACGATTCAGGGTACAGGGTTGACGGCAGCAGAGCTGGATATCTACTGGAATCGAGGAATAGTCGCAATTACTGGTTCTCCAGGAGAGAGACGCGCTGTGGTAGAAGCAGACATTGGTGGCGATCCAAACGTGATGAGAATCAATCGACCGTTTGTAGTGACAGCGCTAGCAGGTGTTGCCATAGAGTTAGTAGCCGGCTGTAATCATAATCTTAATGAAGATTGTACCCGGAAGTTCTTGAACACACCAAACTTTGGTGGGTTCCCATCTATCCCAATCAAGAATCCGTTTACGATTGAACTGGATGGTGGCGGTACTGCTAATGCTCAGCCGAAGAGACATACCCCATTCGGAGGGCCGAGGTAGTGGGTTTTTGGTTTGCACTTCTCTGGTGGATTGGTACGAGCATAGTATCGGCTCTGCTGGCGAAACCGCAATTTGAGAATGCACGCCCTTCTGGGCTGGACGATTTCCAAGTACCAACTGCGACTGAAGGTCGACCTGTGCCCATCATCGTGGGTAAGGTGAAGATGGCTGGTCCGAATGTAGCTTGGTACGGCGACCTTTTAACAGAGGCGATTACAGACAAGGTGGGTGGCTTTTTCGGTATCGGCGCCAAGCAGGTTACTAAGGCGTACGAATATAACATCGGCGTACAGATGGTAATCTCCTCAGGCCCGATCGATGGATATGATAGAGTCTGGATGGGAGACAAGGAAATACGTTCAGGGGAGACATCAGGAGACTCTTCTTTTGATGATCGGGAACTGTTTGGTGGAGAAGAGTCTGGCGGTGGTATCGAGTTTACTCTAGAATTCCACGCTGGAGGGGATAATCAACCAGTCAGTGCTTACTTAGCTGCCCAATTAGTCAATACTCCAGCCTATCTCAACACAGCCTACATGCTCCTGAATGATGGTGCGGGTGGGCCAGGTTATATAGGTAACACAGCAACCCTGAGAAACATCGCCTTTGAACCGTTCTGGTACCCAAATTCCTTAGGTGTGACAGGCGGTAAGGAAAGGATTGGAGATGATGCCAATCCAATCTGCTTCTTATTCGAGCTGTTGACCACTAATACTGATTGGGGAATCAGGATGCAGGCTGCTGATATTCTGACGCTTGGTACAGTAGCTGAAGGTGCTTTGATAGCTGTTGCAGAGCAAATCTTTGATGAAGGCCTTGGGTTCTCAATGGTCATTGATAATGCTACGACAGCTGCTGACATGATCAACGAGATTGAAAGGCACGTCGATGGTAAGTTTCGACTGGACTTGACTGACGGAAAGTTCAAGATCGAGTTGGCAAGACCAGAGACTGGAGCAGTGCCACTGCTGGACGAGTCAAACATCATCAAGCTGACCGACTACGCTCGCCCGACTTGGGCTGATACTTATAACCAAGTCAGAATCTCCTACGCAGATCGAGCGAAGGATTCTTGATTGGGATAGATGGGAACCCACCAAAGTTTGGTGTGTTCAAGAACTTCCGGGTACAATCTTCATTAAGATTATGATTACAGCCGGCTACTAACTCTATGGCAACACCTGCTAGCGCTGTCAC